ATCTTATTAAAAATTTGAAAGATTATAATTTCTATTGGAGAAATCATAATTATCAAGGGCAGGGGGCTGTAATGTATTGTATACCTAAAGAAAGATGGAGTATATCATTTTCAACAACTATCCATGTAAATGATAATTGGCAAGTATATCAAGATTTAAAAAAATGGGCAGGATTATGAATATAGTTCATATAACACCCCATCTTGGAGGAGGGGTAAAAACAGTTCTACTCGGTTGGGCAAAAGAAGATAAAGAAAATAAACATATTTTTTTATCCCTTGGTTATACTGATAATGAAGTAAAAGAAACCTTTTTAAAATTAAATATTGCTCTGTATGATAATCTATATAAAGATTATGATTTTATATCTGAATTAGTTTTTTTTGCTGATGTGGTGGTAATTCATTATTGGAACTTCCCGCCTCTTATTCACCTCTTATTAAATAGTAATATACCTGAATGTAGAGTTATTACATGGTGTCATAATTCAGGATTCCATGCTCCGTATACTATACCAAAAGGAGTAGTAGAATATTCTGATAAATTTATATTTACTTCCCCTATAAGTTATAATTTAGGTATATGCAAAGAATATCCTCCTGATAAATTTGATTGTATATGGTCAACAGGTGGTGTTGATAAATATCAGAAGATACAAAAGAAAAGGCATGAAGGATTTAATATTCTTTATATAGGTACATTAGATTTTGCAAAACTTAGAAATGATTTTGTTTATATATGTTCTGAAATACTAGAGGAGATTCCTGAAGCAATTATCACTGTATGTGGTAATGGTTCATCTATGAAAGAAATTGAATATTCTATTTCTGATTTAGAATTACAAGATAGAATTAAACTAGAAGGATTAGTAGAAGATATAAAACCTTATCTTCAAGTAGCGGATGTATTTTTATATCCTTTAGACTCATATCATTATGGTACAGCAGAACAAATTCTAGGTGAAGTGATGGCTTGTGGATTAGTTCCTATTGTGTTTGATAATCCATGTGAAATGGAAATTGTAGAAGATGAGATGACAGGATTCGTAGTAAGTACAATTCAACAATGTATAGACAGGGTTAAAGAATTATATATTGATAATGAAGATGGAATCACTTGGAGTCAACTAACTTTAAATGCTTCTCTATCGGCTTTAGAAAAGTATTCTATAAGTAATATGATAGATGATTGGAATAAATTATTTAAAGAATCAACATCTCTTCCAAAGAAAAAAAGAGAATGGAATACTTGTTTTGAAGGGATGTATGGTATAGGTACAGTTACTTTTTTAGAATCACTTAATGAACAGGAAGCAAATATATTCCATAATTATATTTCTTATGAAAGACAATTAAAGACTTTATTAAAATCTTCTCTTCAATGGAATTCAGAAAGTAAAGGATCAATAAAACAGTATCTAAAATATTTTCCTGAAGATGTATATTTAAATAGATTTAAAAAACTAATGGAGGAGAACTAATGACAATAGGTACAAGATATATACAAGAGGGAAGAGTTCCCTTACAAACATTACTTCCATTAGAAGCACCACTTGTTCTTTTTATTGACCCATCTGATAAATGTTGTTTAAAATGTTCCTTTTGCCCTACTGGAGATTTTAAATTAATGAAGGAAGTAAAAAGACCTCTTCAGTCTATAAATTTTAATCTATATAAGAAAATAATTGATGACTTACAAAAATTTGAAACTAAAGTAAAAGTAATTCGTTTATATGGACATGGCGAACCACTATTGAATCCTCACTTTATAGATATGGTTAAGTATGCTAAACAATCTGATAAAGTAGAGACAGTAGATACAACTACGAATGGAATGTGTTTATATCCTCAATTTAATATAGAGATTATAGAGTCAGGAATAGATAGAATAAATATTTCAGTTAATGGATTAAGTGACGAACAATATTTTGAATTTACTAAAACAAAAGTAAATTTTAAAAGATATGTTGCTAATATAAAACACCTTTATGAAAATAAAAAAAACACTTACATATTTATAAAAATAAATGGTGATACTATATCTAAAGACGATGAACAAAAGTTCTTAGATATTTTTGAACCTATTGCTGATTCAGTTGCAATAGAAAAATCTATGGGATGTTGGCATGGATTCGATCCAAAAGGATTTATACGTTCAGATAATAATGTTGGTATCTATGGACAAGCTTTAGAAGAAGAAGCTTTAGTTTGTCCCTACATTACATATTCTATGATGATAAATTCAGATGGCATGGTTTCAGCTTGTTTTCTTGATTGGAATAGAAACCTCCAAGTAGGTAATATATTTGATAATTCTGTTTATGATATATGGAATGGAAAGCCTTTAAACAGTTTAAGAAAATTTATGTTAGAAGGAAAAAGAAGATTACATACTTATTGTAATACATGTGATCAACTTAAAAAAGGTATGCCTTCTAACATTGATAAATATGCAAAAGAACTTTACGGTAAATATAATTTTGAGGGTATAGAAGAGGATGGACAATAATTTAATTTTTGATTTAGGTTTTTGTGATGGAACAGATACAACTTTTTATTTAGAAAAAGGATTTAAAGTTGTTGCAGTAGAAGGTAACCCCTCACTTGCTGAAATAGGTAGTAGAAGATTTAAAGATGAGATAGATTCCGGTCAATTGATCTTATTGAATAGGGTTGTTGCTGAAGGAGTATCTAAAATGGATTTCTACATACATCCAGAAAAAATAGAATGGAGTAGTATCTATAAGCATATAGCAGAACAAGATGAAAAAGAAAGTATAATGGTATCTGTTGATTCAATAAGTATATTTGAATTGTTCAAGACTTTTGATACTCCTCATTATATGAAAGTGGATATAGAAGGTTGTGATGTATTAACATCTTTTCATTTAAGTCAAGCTAAAGAAAAACCTAAGTTTGTTTCATTTGAACTTAATCGAAAAGATTATTTATCTTTATTCTATAATCTTCATAAAGCAGGGTATACTGAGTTTCAATTAATAAATCAAGCAAATAATAAACCACTTAGTTCAGGAAAATTTGGACAATTGCTTCCAGAGAACAATTGGATAAGTTTAGAAGAAGCATTATTTAGATACTGTAAATTTAATGAACTAAGAGCATTGGATTATGATAATCTAAGTTTTGGTTGGTTAGATTTACATGCTAGGAGATAAATAATGAAAGAAAATAATTTTGAAAAAATATTTAAAAATTGTGATACAGATAAATGTGTGAATTACTCACAAGCTTACCATGATTCATTTGATGACATAAGACAAGATATAAATCTTATTTTTGAAGTGGGGGTTAATAGAGGTGGTAGCGTTAAAGGATGGAAAGAATATTTTCCTAATGCTCTTATAGTAGGAATTGATATTGACAGTACATGGTATTTTGAAGACCCCGATGGGAGAATTAAAATAGAAATAGGAAGTGCTAATCAAAAAGATTTTATAGAGTATCTAATAAGTAAATATGGATACCCTGATATTGTTATAGATGATGGGTCACATTTAAGTAGTGATATTAAAGATACATATAATTTACTTTATGATTATACTAAACTATGTTATGTTATAGAAGACTATGGAGTACAGTTTAAAGAATTTGAGAATGGAATGTATATAAATGACGGAGTGTCTGCTACAAATATTTTACATAATCACGTAGATCATTTACTATTACACAAAGACTCTATCAAGTCTATTAGAGTATATCATTCTATTTGTTTATTGTTCAAATGAAGATACACTTAATATCGGCTTTTTATAGAAAACACTTAGTTCCTACTTTAATCAATTATTTTGAATCTATGGGAATAGAATGGTATCCTGTATGTGATTATAATGATATAGAAGTATTCAAAGATAATAAGAGGACATGGATTCATCCTATATTGTGTCCCCCATTGAATCTACCAGGAGATCAAGCATTTAAAAAACTTAATGACTTCATAGATCAAAAAATAATAATAGATGAAGATTATTATTGTTTCTGTGGAGACGATGATATGTATGAACAAGGATTCTTTGAGGAGATAAAAAAGCAGACAGCTAAAATAATATTTGTTTCTATTGCTTGTGGTGATACTATTCCATCAACTTCACCTCATAATATACATCCAATGATTATAAAAACTTTTGATGATGTTGCTGTATGTAGAATAGGACTTCCTCAATATATAATTAAAGGAGAAATATTAAAACAGATTAGATTTAAGAATGAACAACCTTATGATGATGGAACATTTGCTGTAGAATTAAAAACTAGATTTCCTAATGACTGTATATTTCTACCTGACTTATTTGCATTTGGAAATTATTTTGAATTGGGTAGATATACTAATGATAATTGGAAATTAAAACCACAATGGGAGTTACCAAAGATAATATGATTAAACACTCAGATAAAAGATGGTATATTCTACAACCAGTCTATGGAGGTAAGTGGTCTATTCCAGATGCTTCTCTTCCTTGGACTAATGATTGTAATATAGCATTAGGGAGATTACTACAAGCTCCTGCAAGTCACTTTTCAAATGAAGATATAGATTTAACTGCTGATATCTACTACATGATTATATTTAATGTTGATCATTATGAAAAAGAGTTAGAACTTATAAAAAAATTAAAATCACTAAATAAAAAAGTTATACTTACTTTCTCTGCTGATATGAGATTCTTAACTGGGGAGGGATTACTTGGACATCAAGGAATAAATTATACTGATCTATGTGCTGAAGCTGATTTAGTTATTTCAGGAGTTCCAGAAAATATAAAATTTTATGGAAGATATCAACATAAAGTTATTTCAATGGGAGTATTCCTAGAGAGACTGAATTTTTCAAATTCAGTTCTACCAAAAGATATAGATATACTAATGTCAGGTTCTATATTTAGGAATGAACCATCACTATCATTTGCATTAGAACTTATGTGTACTTTAAAAGAAAAATACCCTGATAAGAAAATATCTTATCCTACTAGACATAAATGGCTTCTTCAACCTAGATATCCTCAAATTGATTTTATTGAAGCAGAAGATTATATGTATAATACAGGTTTAGTTCCTTTACTACAAAGATCAAAAGTATATATAAATCCTGAGTTAAGACCTAATCCTGGTAGAGCAATGATAGAAGCATTTTATTGTAGAGTACCTTATATATGTAGTAGCATGAGTTACCCTGCAAAATATATACCAGACTTTACTTATGATAATATGAACTTTGATACTATTATAAATCAATATGAAATGTTGATAAATTCAGATTTAACTAAAATAATGAGAACAGCAGAAGAATTAGCAGAAGAAGATTATTTTGACAATGCTATACAGAGAATAATGGATAGATTATACCCTGAAGGAGATTCAATTTGAAAATTTTATATCTAAGTCTTTTCCCAGAAACAAATAATTGTAATGAAATAGCTAATTTGGAATATTTTATAGATTCAACCTATTACTATGGAATATCCGACCTATTTTCCTATCGTTTATTTTCTAATCACGAATCTATGGTAGATACCCTCAGAACTGTTTTCAAGTGTGAAAAAGACAGTGGAGTTACTTGTCCTGATTTTACGAAAGTGGCTACTGCATATGGAATAGCAACCACTCGAATTATAAACCATACAGACATAGAATATATTATTAAAAGTGCTTTAGACTACGAAGGTCCAATGTTAATAGAAGTAATGATTGATCATTTTCAACCATTTCATCCTAGAGTAATGACTGAAAAGAAACCAGATGGAAAACTAGTGTCTAAACCCCTTGAAGACATGTATCCTTTTTTAGATCGTGAATTGTTTAAAAATCAAATGATAGTGGAGCCAGTTAATGAATAAAATAATACAACAAGATTTACAATACATAATAGAATCACCTATAATTGATTGGAAAAGATTTGCTAATAAAACTATTCTAATTACAGGAGCTAATGGTATGTTAGCCTCTTATACGGTAGAAACCCTACTTTATTTAAATAATGAAGTATTAAAAGATAATCCTTGTACTGTTATTGCTTTAGTTAGAAATGCAGAAAAAGCTTCAAAAAAGTTTGGAGAAAATAGAAAAGGATTAGTAAAAATATGTCAAGATGTTTCTAGTCCTTTGTATAATATCCCTAAAGTAAATTTCATTATACATGCTGCAAGTTTAGCTTCACCAAAATATTATAATGAATCTCCTGTAGATGTACTACTCCCTAATATTATTGGAACTAAAAATACTCTAGCTTTGGCTTATCAGTTTAATATAGAAGGTTATTTATTTTTTAGTACTGGAGAAATATATAATCATATGGATACTTTGAATATTCGTTCTTGCTATGGGGAGAGTAAACGAATGGGAGAAGTTCTATGTACTAGTTATCATCACCAATATAAAGTTCCAACAAAGATAGCAAGAATATTTCATACGTATGGTCCAGGAATGGATTTAGAAGGAGGAAGAGTATTTGAAGACTTTGTGAAGAATATAATAAATAATGAAAATATTGAACTCAAGAGTGATGGTAGTGCTATAAGACAATTCTGTTATATAGCTGATGCTACTATTGCATTCTTTAAAATCCTACTTGATGGTGAATCAGGACAAGCATATGATGTTGCTAATAATTCACAAAAGATATCTGTAAGAGATTTAGCTGAAGTTATGGTAAATCTCTACCCAGAAAAAAATCTAAATTATTCTTTTGTTCCTCAAGATAAAGCGTATTTAAAAAGTATGACCAAAGAATATATACCGGATATCTATAGTATAAATAAATTAGGTTGGTATCCTAATATAACAATAGAACAAGGATTTAAAAGAACGATAGAAAGTTTTGAAACTAATAATTAAAGAGGTATTATGGAATGAACTTATGATTAAATCCCAAGATGAATTACATGATTTTATAGCACTAACTCAAAAGATGTCTAATGAATATATAGAAGACTTAGGATCACCAGAACCCCATCCTTGGATTGCTTTAGGATTCTGGTCTGATTTTTTTAGTCTATTTAAGGAGAGATAAAAATGGGAATAAATCCACCCAAACTACCAATAAAACCTAAACCAATTATTTTAAGTAATAACATAAAATGTAATTATTGTGGTTCTGATATAGAAGTAAACGAAGTTTGTAAAGGGTGTGGAAATAAATGATACACCTAATTACTCCATTCAGTCGTCCAGAAAATTTACAATTTTATCTTGATAATCTAAAGGATAAGAATGTTATTTGGCATCCTATTTTTCAAGGGGGCGTACCAGAAGAATTAGAGGCATTTGATTGGGTAAGAGCTTCTAATGTATTTGAAGTCCCTGAAGGAATATTTCCTAATATTTATAAGTGCAATACATTTATTACGCCATTTAATAAAGGAGTTTAAATTTGAAAATATTATATTTAAGTCTTTTTCCTGAAACAAATAGCTGTAATGAAATAGCAAATTTAGAATACTTTAGAAATTCTGCTGAATACTATGGAATATCAGATTTATTTTCTTATAGATTATTTTCTAATCATGACTGCATGGTTAATACTTTAAGAACCGTTTTTGATTGTGAAGATTATAAACAAGAGAAACTATTTGATTTTGAAAAATACCCTATACAAGTTGAGAGATTATTCTTTGATACTGTATATAGAGACACTATGAATGAGAAAAGAGCACATGAAATAGCCTGGTCTAAACAAAGAATATTTGCTTATACTACTTTCAAACATGTATTAGATAGATTTGATTATATATTTTATAATGATGCAGATATTAAAATAGATGCTAAAGATATACATGAATTATGTAAAGTACTAGAAGTTAGAAATTTTGATGAAACAATATATCCGAGTTTTATAAATATACCTTATGTTATAAAACTTAAAAAACAAATTGTATCTGATAGCTTTGGATCATTTATTATACCAACTAAAGTGATAGAAGATGTTGCCCATGTAGAAAAAAGTCTATATGAAATATATGAACAAGATGGAAAGTTTTATAGGAAAAATGCTCCTGATTGGATATTAAGACAGCAACTTATCAGAGAAGGGTATAAGGAAATAAGAGGGGAAAGTTGTAATACAAAGCATTATATAAATGATAATAAGTATTATGAATTTGATGCAGGTAAATTAACATTTAATTAAAATTATCTCAGAAATTGTTTTTACTAATAATAAAATGATATAGGACTTAGGTTCTTAATTGTTTAATAAAAACAATTTTATCAGAAGAGGTAATTTATTATGGCTCAGAGTTGGAAAAAACTAAAAACCGTCACCGCAACAGTTTCAGCGGCAGATGACTCAGCAGCAAAAAAGTTTATATTCATTGGAACAGGTGTTCCTGCAACCGCAACAGGTTCTTTTGCTTATGTATTAGGAGTAACTAGATCAGGAGTTGATTTTACAAACAAAGCAAAACATGCTTACAGTACTGTATCAGGGGCAGTTGTTATTCAAGATAACGCATCTGATTATGTATTAACAAGTGGTGACATCGTTACTATTATAGGTACTTATATTTAGTATCTAATTTTTAAACTCCTCTTGAAATACAGAGGAGTAAAAAATTCAAGGAGAACTCTTTTGAAATCCCAACAAAAAGTTTTAATCTGTGGAGATTCATTTAAAAATATATCAGGTCTTTCTTACGTGTCTTTAAGTTTAGCTAAATTCTTTATTCAAAAGAATTATGAAGTAGCCTATTGTATTCTTTCTGGCGAAGATTGTACTAGTAAGGATTTAATAAATAAAGGACATTTCTTTTATGAGAATCTTATAGATTTAAAGGTATATAATTGTCAAAATAAAAAAGATGGATCATTACAACTATTTAATAACTGTATCAAAGACCATAAACCTACTATAGTTCTATCTGTACATGATCTATGGCAATTTGAAAATATATATGTATCCGCCTATAGAGACACCTATACCTGGATTTCCTACTGCCCTATAGAAAGTGCTTATTATTCTGAATATATAGTTAATCCTACAAAGACAGATAATAATATTAGAAAATCGTTGAGTGCATTGTGTGAGAATATGGATTATGCTATTGCTTATAATAATGTTGGTAAATCTCAATTAGCTAAATTTAAATCTAGTGTTACTGACAGTCTACCTAATGGATTAGATGATTTTTATTTTGATGAAAGTGAAATAGATAGACAAGTAATGTTTAAAGGGGTAGCTAAAGAAGATGATTTTATATTTATGTCTACTGGTCATAACTTTAATCGTAAAGGATTAGATTATGTAGTAGATGCTTTCTATAAGTTTTTAAAAGCTAATAGTATGAATAAAAAATATAAACTATATCTACACGGTTATCTTGATACTATTGATGCAGGTACAGATATTAAATCTATGATATATGAAATGGGAATATCTGATTATGTTATAATGTCACAGGATAATACAAAGACTCCTAAACGAGAACTGTATAAGAGATATAGATGTTGTGATGCTTATATTGGATTACCTCTAGCAGAAGGATTTGGATATGGATTCTTTGAAGCCATGCAAAGTGGTCTTCCTATTATATATCATAATGTTGGTGGTATACAACAATATCTAAAATCAAGTGTCAGTTATCCTATAGATAGCGTTGCTACTATGAGACCTAATAATTATTTTTGTGAATGGAAGATTCCTGGTGTAGATCACGCTGTTCAAAATATGATCAAAGTATCTAAATTTTCAAAAGAAGAACTAGAAGATATAAAGATAAATAATATGAAACAAAGTAAAAAGTATTTATGGAGTGAAGTTTATAAACAACTTGAAGTTATAATAGATTTTGATACAGTAGGAAAAACAGGAATATTTAATAAACTAAATATTAAAAGAATGGCATAATTTTTAAATAAAAAGTTTAATTTTACCCACTATTTCTATATATTATAGGTATAAGAAAAATTTCATTAAGGAGAAAGACTTATGATGAAACAAGTAATGACAAAAGAACATAGACAATTTTTAGAGAATTGTAGATCAAGAGAAACTTATCTAAAATATGTTCGAGCAAGGGTTAGGAATGCCTTTGACTTTAACGAAGAGGAATTACAAACATATCATAAAGCATATACTAAACTTGCTGATAGTGTTGAAAGTTTTAATGGATCACAATTTAAACATCACATTATGACTATTATGAATTCTGTCTCATCTTATGATGAGAGATATTTTAATTACAAGAAAGCAATTGAAGAAGCTTCTGAATTATATAATAAAGTTAATGTATTACATAAAGAAAAGCTAATTAAACTATAGAAGGGGAATAGTATGAAAATGATTATAATAATAGGTCTTCTTTTTATCTACTTTGTTGTAATAGCTATTATAGATAGAGTATCAAAAGATAGAGATAATTTCTACCTGGAAGTATTTAAAAAAGATGTTAAGGAGAAAAAAGATGTTCAGTAGAACGTTTATCACAATAATTTTATGCTGTCATATAATAGATATCCCTAAAACTGTCTCCGTATCAAATCAAGGGATAGTTTTATTTGTTTATATACTAGCAATTATTTTATTATGGGGGTTACAATGAAAAAATATACTATACTTTTAATTCTAATATTTATACTACCAACTTTCTCCTATACTCAGAATTATTTTACAAAAGATGGGGAGCAGATATTTATTATTCAAGCAGATCAATTTAAAGTGTTTCATATACCTCTTAAAGGTAAGAGTACTCAGTATCTTTTTAAACTTACAGGGGAATCTATTTTTAGTATTCAAATTATAGAACCCTCGGGAAATAAATGGGATATACATGTTTCAGATAACAATGAAATAATGGTGTGGGAAAATATAATGGACGAAGGGATTTATGAAATAAGGGTATTTACGGTTACTAAGAATAAAGTTAAGTTCATCTGGGGAGAATACTAATATTAAAAGAAGAGGTGCAAATGAATAATAGAAAATTATTAACAAGACAAGATATAGTTAAATTATGGCAGTCTCAGCCACAGGAATATCTTAACTCTTATTGTTGTCCTTATTGTAGAGATATTCTACATGGGATAGAAGATAAGTTGGTATGTAAAAATCATATGTGTAAAGGGACTTCTATAAAACATGAAGTCAGTTCTTCAAAATAAAATAAACTAATAAATAGTAAAAATAAGGATGTCTATAATGAGTAAAGTTATGTTCAAGAAATTTGTAGTAAAATTCTTTGGTCTTACAGATATAAGTGATATGATTCTTCAAGGAAAGAAAACTCAAAAGGAACTTGATGAAAGATATTGGAAAGAAAGATTAGCTGATCTGAGGTTATCTCTTAATAGAGAACATCAGTTAGAACTGTCTGAAAAAGATGCTCAGATATCCATGCTTGAAGATTCTGTTAGAGGGTATAAAGCAAGAGAGAAAGAGTTAGATAGCAGGGAACATAAAATGAAATTACAAGTCAAAGATAACTCATTTGTTGTTACTAAAATATCTAGTGCTGTTGATGATCTTAGTATGACAATAAGTTCTTTTGTTGGAACTATGAGAGGAATAAAATCTGAAGCAGACGAACATAAACTAAGAATTGAAAAAAAATGAAATATAGAAAATGCAGTAAATGTAATAGAATCATAGAAGGAACTATAACAAAATATTTTTTAAACAGAATTAAATACAATTGTATATGTGGTCGTAATTGTATAGTAGATGAGGGAAACAATGGTTTTACAAAACAGTTTGAAGAGTTATTCAATAAGTGAGTGACTACGATCCTGATTACACTATCTGCTGTGATTCAAGAAAAGAGATTAAGAAAGGAATATGTAAGCATATGGTTAAAGATAGCTGTATGCTTTGTTCTATACACAACAATATCAAATGCATGTGTTGGACTGACTGTGTAAAGAAAGAACTAAATAGTCTTACCAAGTAGTCTCAACACTTCAGTCACTTTCATCCAATCAAAATCTATTCCATCTTCATCATTGGGCTTTAACATAGATTCAGCAGTCATGAAAAATTCTAAGAAAGAAAATACAGAGTGCCATTCCTCTTCTGTTAAAACAGGGAGCTTATGTCCTAACTCCCCTAAATATCTCATGGGTGCCATATATACCTATACTGAATGCAAAAACACAATATCATGGATGCTACTCCAAGCCTCTGCGACCTTGTCTTTCAAATCTGTTGCTCTAGTGCGAAGAGCCTCGATGTTAATGGTAATTTCCAATCCTGTGTCTGAAAGTATTGAAGCACTATCTGCTATATGATCAAGTAGCTCTGCTTGACAAAGTTTAATAACATCATCTCTTCTTTCCATACTAACCGCATCAAAATTATTACTGAATTTAGCCCAAGTAACATTCAATGCACCAGTAGTGGAACTATATACAATGAGTCTTCTATTTTCTAAATCTACTCTTGATTTTACTGTAGTATAATTATTCTGCTGTGATTTAAACTTTTGTCTCTCTACATCTCTTTGATAAAGTAATCCTGATGGATTATATCCTTTTACTCCATAAGCACCAATACCTTTCGTAGATGAACCAACCGAGGTAGTCGTCTGAATCATTATGAGATCCCAGAATGAAGTTCCACTACCAGGAAGTAATCCCATATCAACCACACGAGCATCTAAAACTCCAAAGGTATACGCATCGGGAAAAGCTATAAACTGTTCTCCATTTATAGCCCCAACTTGTTCTGCTTTAATAGGAAACTTAACAAAATATTTTTGTAACGAGGGATACACGCAGTAGTCCAGAATGTCGTCATCCGAAAGTAAAAGTGAATCCACGGCGGGATAGGCTAAAACTTTTTTTATGAGAGCTAAATGTAAATCAGATATTGTTACGCCAGATAATGACATATTTATAAACCTCTATAATAATATTAGTAAAAGAAAAACTAATAATCCTCCAGCTATAGGAAAACCAACTTCAGCAACATCTCTATATATGATTCTCCATTCTGGTAATCCTTTTGATTTATCATTATCTATATTGAGATTCAGATTGGCTACTATATAGTTTAACTCTCTTCCTTCTTTATCTTTCCATATAATTTTAATATTTGTTGTATATATTCCCTCTACTTCGGAAGCTACTATTTTACCACTCTCTATAGTTACTCTATTTTCTTTTTGTGCTTTCATAAGTTCTACATATCGATCAGCACCTATTACAAGATCCCCATACTGATCAGGAGTCATTCTACCTATTGCTATACCATTCTGGGATATAACTATATCATTTGATTTAGCTTGAAGTAATCCTGTAAAACATATTAGAAGCATTATTGCTATGATTAGTTTTTTCATTTACTTTTTATCCTTTGTTGGTATGTATTGATAGGGTACTCCACCAAATCCAAATTCTACTTTACCTTTTATATTAGACATTTTTCTTATATCGTCTTCTGAATATATTTTAGCCATAGAATACTCGACTGTTAAATCACCCCCTATAAATTTAGGTAATCCCTCTAATGATTTTAATTGTGGATTTCTATCACATATAAAATCATCCCCTACAGTATCAGGACTATTTTTTAAAGATGTTAGATTATTCATATGACAAGCAAAGTGCCCATCAACAGTTCCAAATTTAAAAGGAATTTCTTTTAAGTGTTTATTCCCTATATCAACATATCCCTCAAAATCAACAGTTAAATCCATATTTATAATATAATCTTTATTCTCTAAACCTAAATTTTTAATATTATATTCTATCTTTTGTTTCGGATCATGGATATTTATAGTTTTCTTAGCTGGAACATTATCTACTCTTGTTATAACTTCAAATGCTCTTGTATTAAAGAATACAGCTTGCATAGGTTCTGATGGATGGATATACCCTTTACCTGATTTATCTGCAAATCCACTATAACCTAAATCTTTTGATAGAATAAGATTCCATTTAGTTGATGATTGCTTTGAATCTGCTGATAAAAAATCAGACAACAATCTTGTTATATTCCACATAGAAACTGATGGATTTTTTTCTTTAGCTTCTTTTAAAGAGTAATCTATAAACTCTAACCATAGCTCTTTTTCATTATCAAAAATTTGTACATCAAAATACTTTCTTATATGTCTAATAGCTTTTTCGGTCTTATATTCTTTAAACATTATTTCTTTATATTTCTTTTCTAATATCTTTATATCCCTATCATACTTATCACTACCATAATCCTTATACATATCTTCTATAAAATGTGATTTATCTTTTACTCTAATAAATGAAATGTATTTAGCACTTCCAGCAAATGGAGCAAATGACCCTATTGTTCTTTTATATCTATCTTCTTTTGCCATTACAATATATTTATCCCAAAACTCTCTTAGAGGATAACAATAAATACCTACCGGGGTATTATATTTAGATTTAGGATTAATTCCTATTTTATCTATTTCAGTAAAGGAGATATATACATCCCAGTCTTCTCTATATTCTTCAGCATAATCCCAAGCACCTATATGAGGATTCATATCAGGATTTCTTCTTGCTTCATTGAAATTAAATGGTTTATATCTTTTCATTTCTTAACCTTACTCAGTATATCTTTTGCGATCTCAATCGATTCACTTAATGCATCTAGATTAGGATCAACCTTTGCATCTATAATTTTAAACTCTGGTACTATAACAAGTTTTTTACCAGACTTTCTAAAATACATTACAGCAAATACTATACCTGCAAATATTGCTATGATGAATATAATAGTAAATAGTGATACTAGGTTGTCTTTAATTGATTTTAAAAAATTCATCTTAATTCCTCTTTAGATATTGCTCTACTTCATTTATAAAATCCCTTCTTTTTATATTCCCACAATTTCCTTTGTCCCAGTCATCTATAATTTTAAGAACAGATGTGGCAGTACCATAAGTTCCAAATTTAGTATCCGATATCTTTTTCATTATACTATCATGATCTTTTTGATTCTTAACATCATCCCATTGTTGAAATAATTTATTAACAATAGCACCATTATTTATGTCTGGTGATACTATAGTTTGATTGCTTTTTTCTTTAAAATAACTTTCATATCTTTTCATTTATTACACTCCAAAAATACTTAAATTTACGTTCATTGGTGAGGTACTATCTGTGCTTATATCTACACTTGATATTAGTTCTGCAAAAACTGAATCTACTGAATAAACAAATATTCCATTGATAGGAATAACTATACCAGATGGAACCCCACTATATACTACTCTTAGATTAGCTGTAGCAAGTACTTCATTAGGGTCTTCTACATTAGCTATAATTTTAGATATAGTACCTACTTTAGATACAGGAACAGTTATCCATCCATCTGTATCAATTAGTTGATAGAACTCCCTCTCAATTTTCCCAGCCAAAGTAATGTCTTGTGAATTGTATTGACTTGACGTCCCAACCACTTCTACATTTAATTGTATTGTCATTCTATATCACCTTTATATTTTTCTCTTTTATATTTTCTACGATTAGACTCAACCCTTGGCTTCTGGACAATAATATGTCTCTTACACATAGATAGTATCTGTTCCTTTTTATCCTTATATAATTTAATTGTGGCTATTGTTTTCATAATAATTATTAGTAAATAAATAATAGAAAATTAAATTACTAATAATTATAAGTTATAAATGAGGGCGGGCTTTTAACAAATGTTGAATAGCCTTAGTAGCAATCTCCTTCTTATCCCCCTCTTTATCTGAAAACCGTTTATTTTCCATTTCATATATCGTTGTAGGAATTGATTGATGGTTAAATGCTCCAAAGACAGCATTACAAGATGTATCTGAACAGTCCTTCGCATAAGTTCCAGCGGTGGATTTATCCCAATCTCCATTATACTTTTGATTTCTTGTTCCTTCCTCATGGTCTATTTTATCTTTTCCAGATTCTGATTTAGTTACTTTAAGAGCTTGTAGGTTATTCTTTAAGAATATGTTTCTACCTGATTTAATCAATCCATTATTAAGACAAGTAAGATATATCATATATGGGTTAATGGTACGATCTACAGATTGGATGAATATCTGTACATGATTTCTTTCTAAGAATTGTTTACCGTGTCTTGATTGAAATGTATCTGTATATATTCCATATATAGGTAGACTAGCTTTACTCATTAAATCCATTATAAAGTATATAGGGGCTTCTAGTGATGTTTCTTTTTTAGCCCCTATTATAACACAACATAGATCATGAACAAATATAGAAGCTTTCTTTTCTATGCTCCACTCTTTATGAAGAATAGTTATCCCCATTGCATCCCCTGCTAGCGAATAAGCGTTGTCAATTGAGATATATCGCGGTTCATTTGGTGCTCTAACAATTCTATATTCTCCCGTTGAATTTCTGTGAAAAAACTTGTCCTTAATTTGATCCCAAATTAACCCTTCTGGCAAATCAACCGCATCGGCAATTATTGCCCCTTCAACGTTCTTGAGTATATTATTCTCGAAAATATTTTCTATTAAGCTTATATCGTTAATAAATTTATTCTCAGATACAGTCGGTCTTCCCGCTATGTCCTTTATACTCTTAGCTAGATTATCTTTAAAAGCATCATAAGCATCTATAGGAACATATATAATTAAGTCACCTGGAATTCCTTCTAGTTGTCTTTCATCGGTAACTATAGCAGCTGGTATTGATCCATTCCCTGTTATTACTTTAAACATAAGCCCCCTATCAAACAGGTCTTTGTTTAACCCTTCTACGCTCTCATATTCTTTTTGTTTTAAAAGTTCTTCCTTTCCTTTATTATACTTTTTAAAATTCTTTCCATTATTAGGAAGAGCTTCCCATCTCGTAGTCCAATTGAATCTTACTCCTTCCCTGTATCTTAGTTCAGTAAGTACGTGTTTCTCTATTATGGAATCAACATTGTTTGCTGATGTATCTAAGTATAAGAAAGTTAGATAATCTTCACCTACTGTAGCTTTAATTCTATCTGCTACGTCCGTATATAATCTGAAGATACTTTCTTCAGTAGCACCCGCATTCTCAACCCAAAAACTTATTTCGCTGATATAGGCACTCAACAAATTTGCACCGATGAATGCTAGAGCATCATCATTACCAAGTTGTAATTGTAATCCAGAGGCTAAAGTAATTTCCCCTGAAGTAGATGCTTTACTGTATACTATTTTTCCTCTACCTAATCTATTCTGTTCTGGTATTACTTTATCTTGAAATTTAACCTGAATAAATCTATTTGATTTCTCCATCATTTTAAACATCGGTCTCAGATAGAGTTCTCTAGTCTTATCATACTTAAATGAAATAATATATACAGCTAAATCTGTAAGAGGGGATAGTCCATAATACATAGCAGGTTCTCTCACATAATGTATAAAGACCATTGTATATGTAATAAGCAGAATAGCTAAATATGTTTTACCTATCCTTGTTGAACCATACTGTACAATCTTATTATATTTCTTTGTAGGATCAAGGCATTCTAAAAATTCAGCTCTTATCCAAGGATATATACTTTGAGTAAATGTCTCTGGTAACCATCCATTCTTAGGATCAAGGAATTCTGCTGGAGTTGGGGGAGTAGAAAAATATATAATACTTTCAACTTGTTTCTTTAATTCTTCTTGTGTACCCTTATCAAAATACATCTTATACATCATCTCTCTTTCTTCTACTGAAAGATGACTATAGGATTCTTCTATTATTTGTTCTCTTGATTTCTCCATTTATACTATTTTATATTAAAATTTTAATATAAATTACTCCTATTTTATTTAGATAAAAAACTGCAACTTTTTTTAAAAATAATAAAAAAAGTGTAGACATTTTTTATATAGTTTATTAGTATTATATTAAGTTAGTTAAATAAGAAGTTTAAGGAGAAATAATATGCCACAACTAATTGCAGAAAAGGTAGATAATTCAATAATGATAATAGATACATTCTCCTCTAATATTGTAAGATTTGATGCTAATAAAATTCCATTTAGGGTGCTAAAAGTAAATTTTGATTGGACTAGAAAACAGATCATTGAAGCAATAAAAAATATTTAAAAATAAAGGAGAAGATGAATGGAAAAGAAAATTGAAAAATATCAACCATTATTTGAAATGGCAAATTTGACTAAATCTGATACAGGTTTAAACTACAGACTTTGGATTCAAACTCAAACAGGGAAAGAAAAACATTGGGCTATACTTAAAGTGGAAGTAGATAATGAATTTATTCCTATATCTATTACTGATGAGCCTGAAATAATGATAAAGAGTAAAAAAGATATTCTTGATGCTAAGGATTTCAATGCTATTAAAAAATGGATTGTAATGAATCAAGAAGTACTACTTAAATACTGGAATAGTAAAGGAGAAATGAGCTTACAAGATTTCTTTAAGAAAATGAAAAAATTTAAATAGTATTAAAAAAGTAGTAGACATTACAAGTAGTTACTATATAACTAAATTAAAAAGGAGAAGATAATGGAAAGATATTTAACAGAGGATCAGAAACAAATTAAAATTTGGAGAGAAAAAGAAAAGTTTACTGAAATGTCAAGAATAGGTAATTTACCTAAGCATAAAGATATTTCAGTATGGGTAAATGAAAAAGGGGAAGAAAGAGAAGAGCCTCATTTTCATATTAGATTTGCAAATAATGAAGTATTTAGATTAAGATTCAAAGATTTAAGCACTATGGATAAAAAAGGATTTGATAGTGTCTTATTAAAAGAATTTATAAAATGGTTAAAATCCCCAAGCAAGCTTGATAAAGATATTACAAATGTAAAAGTATCTCTACTGATTTGGAACGCACAAGAATACAATACCCACAGAGTTAAAATGTCTGATTTAAAATGGTTAAAAAATATTGAATAAAAAATTAAAAAATTAAAAAAAGTAGTAGACATTTTTAATAGGTAGTTTACTATAGTATTTAATAAGAAGTTAAAAATAAATAAGGAGAAAAACAATGACAGCAAAACAGATTCAAAAAGCATTTTCAAAAGAAGACTCAAGAGAAGAATCAATGGCATTTGTTTCAACATTCAAAAAAGACAAAAGAGATTCATCCAAATGGTCTAAACGTAAAGTTGATTACTATGGTAACAACGTAAAATAATTTAAAAAATTAAATGGAGAAATTACCAATGGCAAAATTAAACAGTATCTACATAACAAAAACAGATGAAGAAGTAATTGATATTTACAGGAATAATGCTCACTATAGAACTAAACAAGAAATTGAAACTTATTTTTACAAAAAGTATTCACCACTATTTAAAGCTCTTTCAAGAAAATTTTACTATGCTGAATCAGTAGAGGATAATATGCAAGAGTGTTATTTAAAAATGATTGAAATACTTGAAGACTCTTCTTATACTGTAGGGGAGGATACTTTAGGTTTAATGTTAAGAAAAAAAATAAATTCTCATCTACAATACCAAGGTAAAAAAGCTCAAGAGTATATGGTAGAGGAGTATATAGAACTTGATGAGGAAGATGAAAATGCTATAATAACAAAACAAAGTAAAATACACAGTGAAGAATTTGTTTCAGAACTTATATTTAATATTACTCTTAAAGATTTTAGAAAACAACTTAGTACATATGAAAATAAACTTATGGACCTACTACCTAGCAGTATGGAAAAAAAGGAAATAGCAAAAGAATTAGGATATAAACATACTGCTAATTTAGCCCCTATAAGAAAAAGT